CTGATACACTTATTATAATCTTGAAACAAGATATGAATCAAACTTTGATGAATATTTTAAATGAATTTTGGGACAGACACGGAATATTTATTATATTATTTAGTTTAGAAAGATTACAGTTTAATATTCTCGAACATCAGTATGTCCCCAAGCACGTTATTTTAACCGAAGATGAAAGGACAGAAATGTTTAAAAGATATAATATTTTAGATGTAAAAAATTTACCCGATATTTCACGTTTTGATCCTGTCGCTCAAGCGATTGGGATGAGGCCAGGTGAAATTTGCAGAATTGAAAGGCCTAGCAAGACATCTGTAATTTCTAATTATTATAGGTATTGCACACAAACAATGCTATAGAAACCGTATTATATAAATAATGTTATAGAAATAAGAATTAGATACATGTATTTTTTTATGATTTTACGATTTTATGATTTTATGATTTTACGATTTTATGATTTTATGATTTTACGATTTTATGATTTTACGATTTTATGATTTTACGATTTTTATAATATTATTATAAAATAATATTTTATTATGATATTATAGATATTATAGACATATACAAATATTATAGATATGGCAAGTTTAATAAAATATTATACAAATAGACTCGAAGAGTTAAATACAAAATACATAGAATATACGAATAATTATAAAGAAAATTTTGTAAAATATAAAATAGCAGTATTTAATTGTGACTTATTACGTGGAGCGTTAAATACGCCATCATGTATTAATGAATATTCAGGTAATACAAACGTGAATGCATATGTTATTGCAAAAGAAAAGCTAGATAACTTGAATACGGATTATGTAAATCTAACAAAGGAAATAAAAGCTTTATTTATAGAACAAGCAAAATTCGTAGATGCTGGACAAAAAAAAATAGACGACTTAAATGATGAAAATAAAGAATTACTAGAAAAATCAACAAGTATTAAAGATGTAAGTGCAACATCGCAACCATTTTTTAATAATGAAAGGTTATTATATTATCGCTCTGTGATTTATTTTATATCTATAATTATTGGAATTATTGTTATTTTATATATGTTACAATCTACACCATTTATAGAAGTTGCATCCAGTGTTGCTACAAATACTAAAAACCTTGCTGAAAATGCTGTAAATGGTGCGAAGGGAATAGTGGCAAATGTCGCTACAACTGGGGTTGAAAATCCGGATGGCACAGGTTCAGATAATATGATTAGAAATATTATTATATTTTCTTTGATAAGTATTGTTATAATTTCGGTATTCTATTTTATAATTTATATATTAAGAAAAGTAAATCCGCCCTTAGAAAAAACAAAAACCGAAAAAGAAATAAAGAAGATTGCAGATACATGTTTAAAAGATAAGAGTGACTCATGGTTTAATGCACAATTGGAAAGTCTTAAAAAGTTTTTAACCAACAAGTAAACAAGTAAACAAGTAAACCGGTAAACCATATATATTTTACATATTTGTATTACTGGTATTTATATGCCATTAGTTATATTATTAGTAATATGAAATTATTAGTAATATGAAAATACATTTTCTATTTATATGTTATAAGTATTTATTTTAATATGGAACTATTAAATATGTTTAGCGATTTAGCACCTATTTCAAATAATGGATATAGAAAACAATTGTATACAGATCCTGGTATTTTACAGGGTATAGAATTTTTACAGAATGAGAATAAAGTAAAAAATGAAGTAGAGCAAACCATGAGTTTACATATGATATCAGATTCACATGGTTCGGAAAGCACAACTGTTCACTCTGCGGGGATGTTAAATAATGAAAACTCTGGCGGGTTTGATGGGTTTGATGGAGTTAAAGAAGGTTTTATGGAAGGACTTGATGCCACAACATCTAGTTACTATAGCGAGCTTAAAAAACAATACGATGAGGTTCAAAAAAAATTTAATGATCTTATTGCGGCTGCTAAAAAAGATAAAGGTAAAGGTATAATCCCAGAAGATTTTATTCCTCAAAATACAGCAACTGAAACTGATGCTGTTTTTGCGACAAGATTAAAAACATATATAGATACAGCGCTAGCCGCAAGAAAAAAATTAAAAGATGATTTAACCGACTTATCTACACAAATGCAGGACATTGCATCAAAAATGATGACAAGTGTGAAAGATAATACTAGTCTAGACTTTAGAGCATATAATAGAATGCAGAAAGAAATAGATAATGCTCAGAAAAGAATAGCCGAAGTGTATACAGTAATGGAAACTAATAAAACAAAAAACCCATATGATATAGATACTTCTCTTGCAAAAGAAGAAGAAACTGCATTGCTTACAAAACAGCGGTATTATGTTTATATTTTATGGTTTATTACTATGGTAATTGTTTTATATATTACAATATCTAATTTAATAAACCCTGATTCATCATTTAGTGCATTATTGATAAGTCTAATTTTATTGGTAGGATTATTTGTGTTTTTTATATATAGTAAATGGGATTTTGAATGGTATGATTTTAAATATAGTCTTAAGAATTTTAATCTTAGTCTTCCCGATATTCCAAAAATAAATTTTAATCCCTTGGTATCCATTAAATATACATCGTAGGTAATAATAGAGATATATTAATAATAGAGATATATTATAAATATATTTTGGTTTCATTGCAATATTTATTATAACAAATAGTTATAACAAATATTTTTATCTGAGTATAATTATATTTAAGAAAATCTAATATAATCAAATCAAATTAAACAAGAATAAAAACATAAAATAAATGTATAATAGCACAAGTATAAATGACGGATTACAATTTATAAATCAGGCAAATACGCGAACAAATAAAACATCTAATAAATTTAAAAATAATAAATACAAAAATAATAATAAAAATGGGACCGGTTTGGTATTAGAAGATGATATCATTGAAGGGTTCTCGATAGCTGATATAGACGATAAAGAACTTAATCGAATAAATACTGCTCAAACTGTTGCAATGAATACTAATATAGCAAGGTATGGCCTTTCTATGAATGATTTAAATACTATTCAAAATGGTATTACTACACAAGCAAAAATATTTTTAGATATTAATAAACAAAGCGACGATACTTCATTAAGAAATAAAGATATAAAAATTACAAATGGTAGATTTGGTAGAGTAAATAATGCTGGATTATTTAAGTTATATCCAGAAGGTGCTACTAAATGCGGTATTCCTGCTACACCTAAATCTGTTGGTTTTGATTTGACAGGGAAATTATCTGCAGAATATTCGCTTTTACAAGATACTTCTGGAAATCAAGCATTATATGGAACTGATATGGTAGCGGGACCTAACGGTGCATATCCATGTAGCGACTATGCGGGAACTAATATATATGTATCAAAACCAATAAATTTTTCATATGCTAATGATATGGTATACGTTGGTTCATTTTTAAATAATTCATCATCTCCTGCTTTATCCCAACAAACAGATATGCCTCTTGTAACTGTAAAACAATGCGTTACTAGAGCTATGGATAAGGGATTTAATGTTGCTGCTCTTAATAATTTTGATTCAGCGGCAAAGAAAGGAAACTGCTGGATAGGAAATAATACAGTTATGAATGGAAGTACTCAAAATAATTTTAAAGAAATAACACATACTGACACTATTTTTGGTTCACCTGACGGACGTAATTCAATAACATTTGCTGCAGATGGAGGTATATATGCAGGAATGGGAACAGCACCAGGGGATAGTTTATTTCAGAAAAATTTATTACCGATTGGTGCAGTTGTGCCTGTTGCAGATTTGAGTCCACTATATGGAGGAACAGTTAGTTCTATTACAGCTAGTTATGCATATGAAGGAGCAAGATGGAGTAATTGGGATAATTTAGTAAATTTTAATGCTTCTCTTATTGGAACGCGAGGTGGAACATTAGATAGTCTAAAACGGTATAGTTATTGGAAACCATATTTGGCTCAAAGAACCGCACAATATACTTATAATGGTGCAACCTTTAACTATAATTATTATGAATATAATTGGACTTTAGAAACTTACCAGACACAAGCAGCACCAAATGGAACAGGAGAAGTATTTATTAATTATAAATGTGGTAACACAAATAAGGCTCCAACACAACTTAGAGCAACATTAGGACAAGGGTTTAATATAGACTGTGAAACATTATATAACAAATATCCATCTTTTTCTTTAGAATTATCAGATGAAGGAATAGTTAAAATTTATAATAATGCATCGCGAACTTCAGGACCTGTTTGGACTAGTTCAAATACGCAAATAAATGTTCCTTTGATTACATTATCAAATGGTAGACAATTCGATCTTAGAGCGCTGAGACCTGATTGGGTATCTGGTGGTATTAATACAGGTGGAATCCCATTAACTGCATATGGAGGACCCATATCGGGGAATTCTAGCGGTGTAAAAACGTTATTAAATGGACAATATATTTCATCACCTACAGGAAAATGTAGATTGCTATTTGATGGAAACAGACTTATTTTACAATATTCAATATTTAATGTATTACAAGATAAAAATGGAGACTTGATAGGTAATCAGTTACCTGGTGGTGGTAGTAACGGTTTTTCTATGTATGCATTAACTAAAGTAGACATCCCTACAATAAAAGGTAATGTTGCATATATTGATATAAATAATGGATTACACAAATATCCTGATGAAATGTTAGCATTTGATAACACTTATACCGAAATGCCGGGTTCTATACCTTCTTCATTAGTAGGAACTGTAGCATCATCGGGAACAGAACTTTTGTGTAAAACAGCATGTAATTCTGATTCTACATGTGCTGGATATACGTATATGAATAGTGTATGTAAAAAATATACAGAAAGTCAAATATATCCAAAAGGAGATAGAATTTTATTTGATGGTGCTCCAGCTGATGCTGCACTGAATAAAACATATATTAGAAATAAAAAGATAAGTGATTCTAATAGTTCTCATTATTCTTGTAACAAAGTCGTGAATATTGTAAATAGTAGTGTGTATAATTCTTATCCTGCAACTGACCCCAACCCTATGACAACAAATCAAAAATGTGCTCTTGGTTTAATATTAGACCCACAGATGACTCCATTAAATATAAAAAGTGCTGCAGCGGTTACAAGTGGAGGTACAATAAAAGATGCCATAAGCAACATTTATGGATTTCAAAAAAATTTGAAAGATAACATTGATGAAAAAACTACAAAAATAGAAACCGGGTTAGCGAAACAAGATGAAGATAAACAAAAAATAGATAAATATGAAGAATCTAATAATACAAGCACAGCTACTGTTACAGATACAGAATTGCTTCTAGTTAGTGATAATTATAAATATGTATTATGGAGTATAGTAACAGTGTTGATCAGTATTGCAGCAATTAAAACATTTAGAGGAGCGTCATTGTAATATGGATATGGATATGGATATGGATATCAATATCATATAAACTATTTTGTTTAAATTAAACTATTTTGTTTAAATTAAACTATTTTGTTTAAATTAAACTATTTTGTTTAATTATTTATTCTACTATTTTAATTATTTTATTTATTTTATTGTAATATTGTATATTATATATACATGACATCTCCACAAGTAGATCCATTAGTTACATATCAAAATGAATTCACAACTAATTTAAATGAACAGTTTGATAATATTGCGAATTTACAAACCATACAAAAAAAATTATTTTCCGATTTAGAAACATTGGCAGGTTCGCCGGATATAACATCGAATTCTATTCAAACCCAAATTGCTGATAAATTTGCCCAAATAGATAACTTAACAAAATTACGAACTAATATTTTTAATACAATTAAGGCAAATTACGGTATTACACAATCTGATTATAATATTCAGCGAAAATCATACGCCCAGCAACTTGTTGCGCTTCAAATAATAGAAAATGATCTTATAAATACATCTCGTAAGTTACAAGACTCGTTGTTGATTCGCGATAATGCTGAAAGAATGGTAGGTGTTAATAATTATTATACCCGAAGATACGAAGCACATGCAGATATTATGAAAAATATTATCTTTTACTGTGGTATTATAATTTTTGTTATATTTTTAATGAAAATGGGAGTTATAGGAGATACAATATCTAGTTTACTAATTATTGTGGCTCTTTGTTTTGGTATTATAATTGTTGGTAAAAAGGTATGGGATTTATCAAGTCGTAATAATATTGATTATGATAAGTATAATTTCCCTTTTAATCCAAAAGATGTAAAATTGGATGATACTACTGACTATGCTATGAGCAAAGAAACAGATAGAACATTTGGGCAAAGTTCTCTTTTAGATGTATG